CACCAGAGTCCAGAACCCGTGACCTCGAAGAGAAGAAGTTCGGTCTTCTATCCAAGAAGAAGCTCAAGGAGTGGTGTCTCAAGGCCGTCGCTTCCGAAAAGGATGACATCGAAATTCAACTTCGCTGTCCAGAGGCGGATTCGCGTGGTAAGTTTGGACGAGTGCTAGCTGAAGTATGGGTTCACGAAGATGGTGTGTGGACTAATGTTAATAAATGGCTTTGTGACGAAGGTTATGCTGTACCATACGGTGCAGAGAACAAGGCATTGGTCCAGGATCTTCACATGGCAAATCGTAAGAAGCTGATCGAACGTGGAGAAGTTTAATAGCCTAAGTTAGAGAATAGAGTAGTAAAAAATAAAGAATGGAGTCGGTTCAAAAACTGACCCACATTGAGCATGTTCTCAAGAGACCCGACTCTTATGTTGGTCCTGTAGATGCTGTTCGAGAACCATATTGGGTTCTGAATGGTGAAAAATTCAAACGGACTACAACTAAATATTCACCGGCTCTCTTGAAAATTTTTGATGAGATACTCGTTAATGCTATAGATAGAAACTCAATGCATCCTAAGCAAGTTTCTTCTATATCAGTTAATATTGATGACACGGTTGGAATGATCACTGTCGACAATAATGGACCTTTGGGAGGTCTTACTATTCGTAAAAATGAAAAGGAAGATGTATGGAATCCTGAACTTGTTTTTGGTCATCTTCTCACGAGTACCAACTACGACGACAATCAAAAGCGAGTTGTGGGGGGTAGGAATGGATACGGAGCCAAATTAGCGAATATCTACAGTAAATGGTTCTCTGTAATTATCAAGGATCCGAGTACCAAACAAGAATATCACCAAGAATGGTTTGATAATATGTCCACTTGTTATGTTCCAAAAATTAAAAAATTCAATGGTGCTACAGCCTCCGTGTCAATTTCTTTCAAACCCGACTGGTCTAGGTTTGGAATGAAAGACATGGAAAATGGTATTTACAAAATTATGGAAAAACGTGTATGGGATGCCAACATCTGTACATCTCCCAACTGCAAGATCAAGTTCAACGGAGTGGCTCTCCCCAAACAAAACTTTGAAGCCTATGCAAAAATGCACGAAGGAATTGACAATGTGTGTTCAATGACCAGTGATCGTTGGTCTGTTTGTATCGGTCCATCTGAAGATGGTATGCAACAAGTATCTTTTGTAAATGGTATCTGCACAACAAAGGGTGGTACACATATCGATCATGTCGCAAATATTGTTTCCAATGCCATCATTGAGGATATGGCAAAAAAAATTAAACTCAAACCACAACAAGTTAAAAATACCTTCACAATCTTTGTTCGATCAATTCTCGAGAATCCTACTTTTTCAAGTCAGGTAAAATCTGAATGCACATCAAAGGTTCAGTCATTCGGAAGCAAATTTGAACTTCCCAAGACCTTTGTAAAAAATGTACTGAAAACCGGAATCGCAGATGAACTCACTGCACTCTCAAAATTCCGTGAAGCAAAAGAACTTTCAAAAACTGATGGTGGAGCTCGAAAGTCAAAAATCACTGGTATTCCCAAGCTTGATGACGCAAACAAAGCTGGGACAGCCCAATCTTCTAAGTGTACACTCATCGTCACAGAGGGTGACTCAGCAAAGACACTCGCTGTCGCTGGCCTCTCCGTTGTTGGTAGAGACCACTACGGTGTATTCCCACTTCGGGGAAAGTGTAAGAATGTCCGAGATGCATCTGTGGCCCAGTTGACTGGAAATCAAGAGTTCAACGACCTAAAGAAAATATTGGGTCTCCAACAAGGAAAAGAATACAAAGATGTATCCGAGCTTCGGTATGGTCGTCTCATGATTATGACTGATGCTGATAACGATGGTTCGCACATTAAGGGTCTAATTCTCAACATGATTGACTACTTCTGGCCCAGTCTCCTCAAATTGGGGTTTGTTGTATCGATGGTCACACCTATTATTAAGGCTTCTAGGGGTAATCAAAGCAAATCCTTCTATACAGACTCCGCGTTTCGCGCGTGGTATGGAAATGGACAATCTGGTTGGCGTATCAAGTATTACAAGGGTTTGGGTACCTCAACTTCTGCGGAGGCTAGGGAGTACTTCAAGAAGATTGAAGACCTTACCGTGAAGTTTAATACAGATGTAATGTCTGATAAATCTATTACCTTGGCATTTGACAAGAAGAAGGCTGATGACCGTAAGACATGGCTTCTGGAGAGTACCGCCAAAGAAGCCAATGAACTTGAAGTACCTTACGGTAACATTAAACAGTTGGGGATCACCGACTTTGTTCATAAGGACCTTGTGAACTTTAGCCTTGCTGATCTCAAGCGATCAATTGCTCATGTGGCTGATGGACTCAAACCATCACAGCGTAAAGTTATGTACGCATGTTTCCAGAAGAATCTCCGCAACGAAATGAAAGTTGCTCAACTTGCCGCCTTTGTGGCTGAAAAGTCTGCCTATCATCACGGTGAAGTATCCCTCGCTGATACAATTGTAAAGTTAGCCAATGACTATACAGGCTCAAACAATTTGAATCTACTAGAGCCATGTGGACAATTTGGAACACGACTGATGGGGGGAAAGGATGCTAGCCAGACGAGATATATATTTACACGTCTGATGCCTGAAGCGAGGAGTGTATTTGATCCCCGAGATGACGCAGTTCTTACTTATTTAGACGACGATGGTCGCTCTATTGAACCAGAGTTCTATATGCCTACTATACCTATGATCTTGGTGAATGGAAGTGAGGGTATTGGAACTGGGTTTTCTTGTTATGTACCCCCGTTTAACCCAAAGGATATTCGGAACAATATCCTCAACTTCCTTGGTGGTAATCCTATCAAAAAGATGAAGCCTTGGTTCAGAGGTTTCAAGGGAAAAGTTTTTGAACAAGATGACGATTCATGGATGACACAAGGTGTATGGACTAGCGTCGGAAGGACGGTTAAAGTGACCGAACTCCCTCCGGGGCGTTGGACCCAAGATTACAAAGAACACCTTGATACCCTCGTTGAAAAGAAAATCATAAGCGGTTTCACAAATAACAGTACAACTGAGAATGTGGATTTCTTGATACAAGATTATAATGGCAAAGATGCCGTTAAGGATCTCAAACTTCAAAAGACCATTCGCACTACAAACATGCATCTCTTTCATCCATCCAAGGGTATTTGTAAGTATAATTCTGCAGAGGATATTCTATCAGACTTCATTGGACTTAGAACGGAATACTATAAAAAGAGGAAAGATCGCCTCATATGGGAAACTCAACTACGATCCGATGTATGCAGCGAACGTGCACGGTTTGTCAAAGAAGTTGTAAATGGTGAACTCATAGTATTCAAACGGAAGAAGCAGGATCTTGAGAAGGAATTGAGTGAAACTTTCCGCCAACTTGATGGATCGTACGATTATCTCTTGCACATCAAGACTATTGATTACACAGAAGAACGAGTGGAAGCTCTCCACAAAGAAGCTTTACAGGCCAGACAGGAACTAGAAAAACTGAAAAAGACGGACCACATTGACATGTGGATAACCGACATTAAAAATATATAGACATGTATTAAGATGCCCACTTCAAGTGGAGCCGCCGTGTCTCTGCATGCCATTGGCAAACAAGAGTCATACATACATAGTGAAAATCTAGATCAATCTATTTTTAATTACAACCCTAAGACACATTCTCATTTTACAAAATTTCATAGAACTACAGTTGTCAACAAATCACCAACTTCCCCAACATGGCCATTCAATGAACGCATCAAAGTAACCTTCAATCCACAGAATATGGGTGACCTCCTTAGTAATATGTATGTCATGATAAAACTCCCAGGTCTAACTCAGGATAAGAATTATTCGGATCAAGTTGGTCGTCATCTTATCAAGTCCGTGACTATGCGTGTAGATGAAATAGAAGTTGAAAAGATTTTTGATGACTGGATGGTTATTCACGATGAGTTATATTTAGAAGTATCAGAGAAGGTTTCTAACCGTTTCATTCTTAATCGAATGTTGGGTTTCGATACTTCATCTGCACAACGTGCTTATGCGTCATTAGATTCAGAAGTTATCATTCCTTTACCATTTTTCTTTTCACGTAAATATTCAAGTGATGAATATCTGTCGAATGAACCAAATAGACCTTTCTTCCCCCTATGCGCCGTTCATAAACAAAAAATAGAATTTGAATTTGAATTCCACCCACAAAACTTTTTTACAAACTCCGTTGACACAATTCAACTTGAGAACTTTAAAATTATAACTGAAGAATTCACTATTGACCCAGTTGAACGTCTTTATCTAAAAAATAAAGAATATACGATGATTACAGATTTGGTTAAAAAACATCCAACTATCGAAACTCTACCAGGTGTGGATACTGTACAGACGAATCTTGTTCCAAATAGTCGTGTTAAATCTATTCATTGGTTTTTACGAAATACTCTATTTGAAGATACTTCTATCAGTGCATTACCAGATGAATTTGATACGTACGAAATTCGCGTGAGACAAGTAGCTACAGCAACCGCTTCTTTTACACTGAAAAATTTATCTTTCTTTACAGCCTTAACACAGGGAGGTGTAACGACGTTTTCACGTGTTAATTTTTCAGATATACCCGAGTTATACCGAAATGGTACAACTGAGACAGTAGGTCACCCGTTTTCGACTGAATACAACATCATACAATGGAATAACCCTACAACCA